GTTTTATAAATTTGAGTCAACGCACGATTAATTGCAGCAGTGTCATTAGTGCTACCGTCTCCGGTGGCACCAAAATCTCTTACACTTACAAAATCATCAAGCTTGTCATTAAAACTTCGTGTTACTCGTGTTAACTCACTTGGTCCTGTTTGTGCAGAATATCCAGCTGTATTTCCATAAAAAGAATAGGCGTTTAGCACAGACCACAGAGAGCTTATATCGCTGTATTCTGTTAAAATTTCAGTTACCCCTACAGTGGGTGCACCTTCTTCAAGAGTACCGTTACCTATGTAGAGCCTGCGCTGATCAATACTCCATCCCAATTCGGCCGAAGCCAGCTGGGGAAGATCCTGCTGTAAACCTCTACGATGTTGAATTCTGCTTATTTGTGTTATAGCCATCGACGAAAACCTCTAAATATTCAATATTTAGCTAGTTTTAACTTTCCAGTTAAGCTTGAGATAATGACTGCGTTCTAAATTTTGTCCTACAGCATTGGGTCCAGAGAAACCACACATATTGCATACTTTTTCAGGACTATCTTGTAAATTAAACCAACTCATGATATCAGAGTCTGAAGCAAGATGTTTTAACTTGTTGTAGTCCTTTGTGTACGGTTGCCAGTATTCTGTTTCTGTCAAATTAAATGTAGTCAGGGTATGTTCTAGCACTCCTATAGGAGGACATTTATAGATGTCGCCTTTGTAAAGGGTAACAAAATATCTAGCTTGACAGTGCTTGTGATTTTCTTCAAAGTGTATATCATTGTAGTCATATACAGGCCGCATAGTTTCGCCATAACCGGTATAGTGAGTACACCATGCTAGTTTATGCATCTCACATATTACAAAGTTGAGATTGCTAGCACGGCCTGGGCTCCATTCTAGATTGTACCAAAACTTTTCCCAAGTATCGTCCCATAAAGCCCACTGAGCTTTTTCCCACCCAGGTAAAGATTTTCTATATTCAAAAATTTTATCTTTAAGCTGTTCAGCTTTTTGTTTGACTGTTGATCTGTACGGCTCTGCACCTGTCTGTATACTAATTACTACGCTCAAATCAACTTCTGGATTAAATAATTCTTCAATGTTGTCTATTAGTTTGTCTAGATAATATCCGTTGGTGTTGACTTTGATTTGTGGTTTAGGTCCCCAGATACGCCTAAGTTCTTTGGCCCAATTTACAAAATCTGGATGTAATAAAGGTTCTCCCCCAAAAATTGTAATTGAATTTGGATCTAATTTTGACGCCCAGAATTCCAACCATTCTAGACTTTCATCTAGATTAACTAAGCCTTTTATGTTTTTATGATTTGAATGTGTAATACAACCAAAGCAATCTAAATTGCACGACCTTATTATAGGTATGTCTAAATGTTTGAAATTAATTTTTTCCATTAGTTACTCAAATAATAAAGTTCTACTCTACGCATCCATTGATCACTCCAATATTGAAAATCTTTAGATTCTAACACAAATTCTTGATATTGAGGAGTTGCCGAATCACTTTCGGGGCGAGCACACATGAGAATAACTCCGCTATTGATTTGTGTTCCGTATGTGTCGTTGTGAGCAGCCGCATATGCCGCGAGCTGTAAAAAATAATCGCCAATCCATTCTCGCTTTTTAGGCTTGTTCGTTTGTTTAAAATCCAAAATCGCAGCCTGTCCCCGCCATATCCCGATACAGTCAGTAGTACCAGCATAAAGCCCAGAATAGTATAATGGTACCTCGCAACCCCAATACTCTTCGACATGGCCCAATCCTTCTAATATTACTTGTGCTGCCATAAACCAACTTGGTTGTGCGTATGGGTTAGTGGGAAATTCGCCTATATCATCGTGCTTGATGTAACGTTCGAGATAAGTATGCATTCTGGTGCCACGATTGGCAGCTTCAGTTGTAATTTGCTGTGCTCGTTCATGTCCTACACGATCTTTCCACTCACGCAATTTTTGTTTTGCCTCTTCAGGCTTGGTGCGATCTAGAATTGTTGTAACACTAGGCACCTTTGTTCCATCAGGAAGACAATAGTGTCGCTTGCCTTCGACACTTTCTCTAGCCAAAGGAGTGTAATTAAATTTGGAAATAATCATTGGTATAGATTTTTATTTTTTGTGTTTTATTTACTAGACCTAGTTTGTTGCTAAACAATTGTTTATCGTGGTCATTTAATATATTATATAGAAGTTTGTTGTAAATATCAAAAGAAACATTTGTTCGAACATCAAACTCTGCAGTATGAGCTAAAAACTTATCCCATAATAAATTATTTTCTTCCCAAGTAATCAGTTCTTGCTGGGCGGATTTTAAAAAATTATAAAGATGCACCATGTCGTTTGGATATTCTTTAATGATGTCATGATTGATTGCACTGTCAACCACTTGGCTTACTGCATATCTGTATCTTTTGGGCAATGCTTGTATATCTAAATGTCTTGTTCTATATAAAAGATTTGTATTCAAAAAATACAATTTGATGTCATTTTCTTTCATCCAGGAATGCCAAAAATCCAAGTATTCTAATAGATACAATATATTATTAAGACTAAACACAGGGCTTAAAATATAAGAAAAATAAGTGTTTGACTTTGAGGCTTTTTTGTACTGAACTACTTCATTTAAGTTAGCAATAGTTTTTTCAAATCGTGCGGGCCATCTTACATAATGATAATTGTTGTGTACTCCGTCTATACTGAGAATAAGGTCTACTGCTCGAAATTTATCAATTTTTTCAAGAAAATCCTTTTTAAAAGATATATTAATTGAAGTAGTAATTCTTAAATTCACACGATCGTTTAATTGATTGTGAATTAACCAATCAACTAGTTTTTTATTGCCATGATGCAACAACGGTTCTCCGCCCATAAAATGTATATAAAAACGATCGCATTCATTGACTTTAGACAAAATTGTTTGGATAATTAAATTCCAGTACGAATCTATATCAGTGATATCAAGTTCTAGATGATTAACTTCGTTATTTGCTGTAATCTTAGCATAAGTAGAACTAGAATAAGGTTCACAACTTCTGCAACTCAAATTACACACATTACTAAACAAAACTCTTAATTCAAATTCTTTTACTTTTCTGCTTTTTGCAAATTCATATAAGTCATTGATATCTGTAGCTAGAATGTTTCGTATCCTTTCTGAAACACCGCCGGAGTTTTCTTCGTCAATACATCTAGCACAATTGCTTGGCAGTTGCGGCCCCCCTAACTTTTGTTTCAAATCTAAAAATGGGTCCGAAGTAACTTGATCAACTATGGGCGTATTTTCTAGGTTACAACAGCACGACACCTTTAGTTTTCCATTGGCAATTGGAGCCAAGCGTAAATCTAGACCAGTATAAGGAAAAAAACAAAGCGAAGGATTTTCCTTCGCCCAGTTTAATTTTTTTGAAACTGTATCTTCAATGTAACTCATTTATATCCTAAAAGATTCGCCGCATCCGCAGCGATCGCGTTCATTTGGGTTTATAAACTCAAATCCTTCATTCAAGCCTTGACGTTTGTAATCCATTGTAAGACCTGTTACATAAGGTAAATCATGCCCGTTCACCCATACATTAACTCCGTGACTTTGATATCCTAACCATTCGTTAGTTGTGGGTACAATGTCAACGTATTCTAGCTTATAGGCAAGACCTGAACACCCTGTGGTGCGTACACCAATCATTATTCCATGGCCTTTGCCTCGTTTAATTAATTGTTGTTGCACTTTTCTTGCTGCTGTTTCAGTTAACTGTATCATCATCAAACTCCATAATCATAATTTATGTTCTATCTTTTGTGCATTCCACCAATATTCAGTTTTACTGCAATTTTCATGACACACTATTAAACCGCCTTCTTTAAGAGTAGATTTTTTCCAGGTTTCCTCTACCTGGGAAAACCATTCTAGGCATTTTTCCAATGGATACACCAGTGCATTATTTTCATGAAATTTAAGCAATTCTTTGATTTGAACATTTGAGAAATAATATTCTGGGTCTAAAGATCTGGGTTGATGTCCTATAAAACAGCAAGGATAGACTTCACCTACACAGTTTATATAGAGATCTTTTGTTTTTTTTGCATGACAGCTTATTCTTCTTGGTGTTTGATCTTGTATTGTTCTTTTAAATGTGTCAGGAAATACTTCTTTAATTGACTTTACGTATATTTCTGCAGATGGTCTTTGGTTAGTCATTTTAGGATTAGGTTCTATGTGATGACTAAAATTTCCATTGTTATCAAATGCTATTCTTGCTCCTCTATTAATAGAGGATTCTAGAAGCCAAAATCTGCTGAATCCCAATTGAGCAGCAAGCTCTCTGCATCGATCAATTTGATGCCGATTATGTTCAAATTCTATCATCTTCCATACTGCTTTGCCGCCTGCTTGCATGAAAGTTTGCGCATTTTTAATTACTGTGGACCATACTGTATTTTGTCTGTACAAGTGATGAGTATCTTCTAATCCATCTAGTGCAAAATTACACTGAATGCCTAATTTACCAAGACCCTGCCAAAGTGCCCTACTACCTGCTCCGCCATTGGTCATAGCTTCAATTTTTAATCTTGGATTTACTTCCAACAGCCATGCTGTAATTTCTACTATTTCCGGATTCATTAGCATGTCCCCAAAATTACCATTATAAAGCACACTATGAATTTGTTTTACCAATGAGATTGGTAAAATAGTTTTCATATCATTTAATGAGAGATTTCTTTCTTCGTATCCAGTGTTATGATTATACCCGCCTACATTTCTCACACATGACACACATCTGGCATTGCAAAGACTGCTTGGCTCAATTTGTATAGACTGTATTTCGTCAAGTCTGTACATTTTGAGATGTTTTTTTTCTGTAATCTTCTAATGCTGCTTTAATTGCATCTTCCGCCAATATGGAACAATGGATTTTGACTGGAGGTAACGCGAGTTCTTCCGCAATGTCCGAATTCTTAATTGAATCCGCCTCATCAAGACTCTTTCCTTTAAGCCAAGTAGTGACCAACGACGACGATGCAATCGCCGAACCGCAGCCGTATGTCTTAAATTTTGCATCGGTTATGATATCTCCCTCGACTTTGATTTGAAGTTGTAATACGTCGCCGCAGGCCGGCGCACCAACTAATCCCGTTCCTACACTAGGATCATTTTTATCCATCTTACCTACATTTCTTGGATTTTCGTAATGATCTAAGACTTGACCAGAATAAGCCATGAACTATCTCCTTGAGACTATGTTAAATTATTTAAGACCGTTTTGCAAGAGCAGACTTTGCCATTGAATCTACTGTACGTTCCGGGGGAGTTCTTGGAGCATTGGTATCTCCTAAGGCTGCAACTTCGGAATCATCGGCGAATGGTTGTAAGTATACATACTTTACACCATTGTTGTCATCTTTAATGTCTTTAATTAATCCTTTGAGTTCTTGATTATTTTTAAATGCATTAAGAAGATTTTCCAATGTAAAAGCTTGTTCGCCCGTTGATTGAACCAGTTTTATAAGACTGTCTGTTCTGATTCTTGGCTGGACGTGAGTGTCATGAGCCCTGTTACGAAGAAATTCTAACGTGGTGATTAGGTTGGCATCACCACGCGAGTCTGCTTCATCTTCGAGCATATCATCAACTATATCTTCGATGATAATTTCTTTGATTTGCATTATCTTTTTTCTCGACCAATTTCATTTGGTCCAGCTGCTGGAGCAGTAGCAGCGAACTCATCAGTAGGTGGCATCATGTCAGTGCCGGCAGTTGGCATTTCGCCTGGCATGCCTCCAGCTGGTGCCATTCCCATTGGTTGAGCAACTTGTTCACCGGCTAAAGCTCGAGCAGCTTGATCGGCTTGTTCTCTTGCTGATCCCAATTGGTCTACCATGTTGGCCAACAATGTTCCTACTGCGTTTTTAAATTGATCGGCTTGTTCCATTCCAATTTGATCGCGAATAGTATCAATGAGCGCAGGCATCTGTTCATTCTGCATTTTGCTGACATCTTCGAGCATGTCTTGAATACTGTCAACCATGTCTTTGGCAGCTAGAATAGCTTGGCTTTTTCCCATTTCGCTTTCTAACATAAGTTTGTTTTTGTTTTCAATCATCCAACGGTGTAAACCTTCACGCACCATCAGAAGTTCCATGTATTTTGGATTCTTTTCTGCAATATGCACCCCATGGCTTTTTTTGACTTGATTCAAACTTTCTGTTAGACCTTGTGCTAATTTATATGCTTTAGGAAAGTCTAAATTGTTGTAATCAATGCTAATTCCAAAGCGACTTTCCATCACTTTGTTAATTTTTTTAGCAGATGGCTTAGTGCCCATTTCAGTTAATCTCATAATGTTTGGTTCCCAAATTTACTGTATTTAGCCAATTTTAAAGTTTTTTTCAAAATATCATTTTGTGCTTTGTATTGATACTTTGCATCTAAATATCTATTTAAATAAAGTTCAGTTTTGAATTGATCTTTAGTTGTAGTTAGGAAATGTTTATATTGTTCTAAATCATTTTCCAATCTACCAATTTTACTATCTAAATCTAGCAGTTCTTTAGCTGAACTATAGCTATTGGTTGTCTCACATAAGCAATAAAGAATCGCATTAGTTTTAGATGTAAAATCATGTACTAGTTTACTGTCGCTATGTACTGCCCAACTTTTTTTGGTTTTTCCTGTAATAGTATATTTCCCTACACAAAACCCGTAGTCCCCAATTTGGATAACTACGGGTTGATTTACAAATTTTTTGAGCTCTTTTCTAGTCCAGTTGATAATATAATTAGCGGCATGATCAACTAACTTGTTTTCTTTGTTACTTAATTTTTTTCTTGAATGTGATTTTGCCTTCATGTTTAAATCTAGTTAGGACGTCTTTGTTTACTAAACTATTTGCTACAATTCTTTCTCGTTCAGTTAATTCTCTTTTTTTAATTTTGTCGCTAGTACTAAATTTTCCCAGTAAATCTGATTCTTCATTAGTTAACGATATTGATAACTTATTTACTAGTTCTACTATTTTCATTTTTATTTCATTATAAAATGAACAATGGTTGTGATCAAACCAGTTAGTAATGCTACTCCAAATGCAGTGCCAATTGTTATAATTGTACCTTGAGCTTTTTCTGTAGCACTAGAATCCTTGTTTTGAGATGCATTATTGTGTGCCATAAGTGTTGTTCGTATGACAATAATGTGTTCTTCTATTTTGTCCATACGTTCTTCCAGATTGTCTAGTTTCTGTTCCAACGCACGGTACCTTTCAGCGCATAAATCAACGTGCGCACCAAGGTCTGTTCTTTCGCTAATGGCCATTTTCTTATTATTCTTTCGTGAAAAACAAAGGGTTCTGTATAAATGCCTAAATATGCCATGAGTTTTGAGCCTAAATTGCGCCAGTGAATCCAATATATTTATAGACTCAGTCTTTCTGCCATAAAACATATGTTTTTAATTGATCCGTAAGGATAAAAAATAGGAAGTATAAATCTAGCAGTTTCTTCTAATCCACAGATGATAGGAACTTGAGCAAAATCTCTGTCTAAATGTCCTACTGGATCATCATTGTAGTAGAACACATCAGATGCTTCAACGCCAAAAGAAAATATCCATACTAGCTGTTTGGTATTGTAAAAAATATCACCAAAAATAGAGTCTGTGTCTATCTTCAATTCTTTCCTGTGCGGCCCGTCAATAAATTGGGGTTGAGCCTTCAAGCCTATACATTGTAATACTGTTTCCCAATTTCTTTGTTGGTTACGCTCAAGCTCTTTCTCTGCTGTGTGTCTAATAACACCAGTGGCAGTGATATCAACTAATGTAGCGCAAGTGTAAAAATGCATAATGATATTTATTGCCGTAAAAAAAAGCAGACCAAAGTCTGCTTTTTTGTCAAGCTTACAATTATTATGCAACCACGAAGCTTGTACCTGCTGTCACTGTGGTGCTACCTAGGTTAACTGATCCCTTTTTGGTTCCAATTGCTTGGATAGCAGTTTGTAGCGAACTTGCACTAGGTGCATTTACACCATCGCAAATAAAACTAATAGCACCCGATGTGGCATGAGCATAATATGCTAATACTGGTGGCATAGCTTGAATAATAGCTTCAAATGCCTCATTTGCCGCATCATCTTCGCCACTTAGGTCCAGACCTGCATCTACTAGATATAGTGCTACACTTTGACCTACTTCTTGACTTCTAGGGCTTGTTGATGCAATGCCGTTAAGTATACCGGTTGCACCTCCATAATTATAACCTGCACTACGATCAATTCCAATTGCCATGTTGTTTCTCCTAAATTGTTTGCGTTACCGCATGTACATATTTATGGCGGTCATAAAAAAAGCAGACCGAAGTCTGCTTTTAATTACTCAAAGTTCAATTAGCTTGATGCTGCTAACTTGATACCTACATTGCGGACATCCATTGTGGTTGTTGTAATTGGTCCGTTAGCACCAATATTACTTGCTAGGGTAGCACGTAATGCAACTTGCATTGCAGACGCACTTGCCCATGAGCTACGCTCTGTGATAACACTTAACTGTGTATTAGCAGCAGTTGCACCAATATCAACTTGATATGCTAAAACAGTTGCATTAGATGAAATTGCATTTAGCAGTGTTTCTACTGCACCTGCGGTGCCGTTTGTACCACGGCTTAGTTCGGCTGCTAGGTTACCAGCAACAACTTGAATGTTGTATGCATTAACTGGACCAACAACACCTGTACTGATAATTGCTGCGTTTGTTAGAATGCGACCACCATCGACGTTGTTTACGCCACCTGTATCGCCATTTACTTTAGTTACTCCGATTGGCATTTTATTTCTCCTTAATTATTTGCGTGTAACGCATATCAATATTTATACCAATTAGCCCATTTTAGCGAAATTAGCTGCACTAAACACTTGTCTGTCAACAATTTTTACAAGTCCAGACGCAGTTGGGAATATAAAACCTTCGCCAGCTGGCTGTCCGTTTACAAACTCTTTGATACCAGTCACTTGCGATGCTAATTGTTTAGCTAGGTTTTGTTTATAAGCATAAATGCTATTCCAAATAGCTTTAAGTCCTAAATAACCCAAGCTTTCCACAATTTCGCCTTTGTTATTTTGGCCAAACAATAAACCGTTATATTCAGGTCCAACTAGGATATTGTATTGTTTTGCGCTAATTTGATTTTGTAACCAATCGTGTAATTCTTGATTAGTTTGTCCAGTAATTCGCTTATTAAAATATGTTTTAATTTTATCTCTAACAGTCTGTGGCAATTGAGACATCAATTCATCAACGGCTGCGCCATACTTTTCTACTGCGGTAGCAGCAGCTCTTTCTAGTTGTACTGGCGTTTTTAAATTAAATTTATTTCCAGCAGTTGGATTTATGATCGCCACCCCACCAGGTACGTTGCGTAGACCTTGACCGTTCCATTGCACCGGCTCTGCACCTATTTCTTTAAAGTATTGATGAACAACTACACCACCAACGCTTTGTCCTATAATTTTGCCCAATGGACTATTTACGTCAACTTGATATTCTACCAAATTAGGTTTGAACGCATAAACGCCGTTTTGTGATCGTAATGCACCAGCATACATTAAATCTGCCCAGAAAAAACCAGAATCTGTCACTGCCTGATCAAGACCAGGCCAAAGTGCTGCTGCTGCGTCATACAAGCTACCACGTAAGCCGCCTGATGCTTTTTGCGCATCGTATTGCTGCCACTCATCAGGATTACCTACTAATACTCCGCGATCAAACATGTATTTGTCTGCCATACCTAATCTACCATCTGGCATTCTACCAAATATGATAGCAGGATATCCGTCCCATTTGATTGTGAGATTAGTTGGATTGGCTATTACGGCCTTTAAGCTTTGTATTTGTTGTTGAGCAGCCGAGCTGCTGGTAAAGATGGCATCTTCCGGGTGCGGTGTACGCCCAGTTATAGCTT